GATCAAATTAAAGAAATTCTTTCAGAACCAGAATGAAGACAATCTATGAAATATGGCTAATCAATAACCTCTGCTTATGGGCGGTTTATGCTTCATTTAAGCCAGGGATGATATTTGGTGACCTGGGAGAGAAGATAGAGGAAAGAGTTGGAGAGTATTGGTACAAGCCTTTATTTGGTTGTCCTGTTTGCATGCCTACAGTCTGGGCAATTCCTGTTTACTTCATCTTACTTCCTGCCGAGTGGTATTATTTTATATTCTATCATTTAACTATGGTAGGATTTAACTATATTGTCAGCCAATTGATTTCAAAACATATAACGGTTGAACAAGAATGATGGAAGAGTCATTGCATTATAACCATGAGATTCAAGAGGAAAATCCTTATGATATGACTGTCTCGCAAACACTTGGCCCGCAAAAGGTAAGCTTTGTTGAAATAACATTTCGTGTTAAATACAAACAATTATTTAGGACCAAGGATCAATCAATCTATTTTAGGAACAAGCTTCAAGAATTAATAAAAGAGGTAAGCGAACGTGAATAAAAACCACTTTAAAATGATGCGAGTTACTTCCGTGAAACTCTCAATTGACGAAGATGGAGTGATTGGCAAAATAAGGAAGGGTAATTGTTTGATAGATATAACCCAGGTCCAACACGTCGAAAGCAATGCGGGAGGAATAGAGATTGTAATGCGTTCAGGTGACCGTTTCTTCGTTGAAAATCTTACGTTTGACGAAATAGTTGGTTTATTGAGGGATATTTAGATATAACAGGCATTACTTTTGATTAGAATTACACAAATCAAAAGAAAATGAAGAAATTACTACTAGTATTTGCCCTTGTAACCCTGTTTAGTTGTGGAGGAAGTGATGATGAACCAACAAACTATGACTTAGCTCCGAATTGTGTATGGGGAGTGTTGAAAGATGGATCTAAGGTTTATTTGGGATGTGCCACAAGAAGAGATATTGCGTCAGGTAGTAGAGTTCTTCCGGCATCATGGTTTGACTCCAAATACACGAAGCGAGAGACAAAAGAAGTAAAAAATTGCAGTGAATGTCAATAAAGAAGTACCTAAGTAATCTTTTTAAATCCAATTCCCTCGAAAGGAATGTAAACCATCCTGACTACAAAAAGCTAGTCGAGCCCAAATTCAAGATCAAAGGAGTGCAGTACTATGCCTTTAAAGATCCAAAAGATATACCTCACATGAGGATATACTTCTATCACTGGTATGTTAATCAATATGAAATGGGAATAGATCACGAAACCCTTCTTGCATACAACACCAGGACAAAAGAATGCGCAAATAAAGGGTTACTTGGAGATGTAATTAAGATCAGTCAACTTTTAGAAGAGAGAATAAAGGCTAACATGGGGATGGATATCCTGTACCAGATCGCTTCCGTTTTCTATTTTGCCGATGATGAAGACATAGAGAATTATTCAATCTACAAGAACAAAGCGAAGATTGAATCATTCCGGAAAGATAAAGATCTCAGTTTTTTTTTAACCAATCCTATGCTAGACTTCTTTCCACATCTAATACAATACACTCAAGATTCAAAGACCTTTTTGCAAATGGTAGACTCGATAAGGGAGCTAACAAAAGAAATAGATTCACTAGTGTTGCAACCATTGGACAAAGAAGATTAGACGATAAGTACAGAGAGTTAAAGGAACTTTCGAACCATGACATTGAAGAAGAGAAAAAGTTAATGTCTCTGTCTGTTTACAACTTTTACTTTCACCTCGAATCCATCAACAAACACAACAAAAGACAAAATGATGTTCAAAAAGCCGCACAGGGAAATAGAAAAAAAGCATGGACTTGATGATGACGTTCTTAAGGATGCCGTGAATTGGTTACTCAATAATAAACAAGACCTTGAAGGAGTAGAGACGGGTTGCGCAGAGTACTGCAGGATTAACCCTAGTATACCTTTTGATGTAGCATTCAATATGTACGTTTCTTGCCTTAAACACCCTTCAGCCACCAAATCAGAAGATAAGTAAGAACTGAAGACAGAAATGCACAAAAGATAACAAACTTCCATTCAATAACAATCGTTTGTTTAAGATTCTCAATCGCGTCCCCCAATCTGGTAAATTCGTTAGGTGTTTCTCTTTTCTTTAACATAGTTCTAATGTAGGCAAAAATTACCTATATTTATATCTCAATCTTGTGGCGATTTTGCCGAACACTAAACCCCCTACTTTTTTATGAAGTACTTAGTTGGCTGATAAGAATATCAAAATCACTTACGAGGTTGATACAATTGATCTTGAAAAAGCAGATGCGTTATTTAAGCGTATCTCAAAATCCACAGACAAGGCCGACAAAGAAGTTGAAGAACTAGGAAAAGACGCAAAGAAAGCCGGCACAGATACGGCCACCTCCTTTAAAAAAGCTTCGACCGAAGCTGATAAATTAAGCAAGAATACAAAGAACGCGAACACTGCAATGACTCAATTAGGGGGCGTTGCAAAGAAAGTTGGCGTTGGGCTAGCTGCTGCGTTTACAGTTCAGGCAGCTTTTGCCCTTGGGAGAAAGATATTCGATATTACTGCAGAGTTCCAAAAGTTCGAGGCTGTTCTAACTAATACGCTCGGATCTCAGGCACAAGCGCAAGGAGCCATGTTGGAGATTGCAGCAGCTGCATCTAAAACTAATTTCGGGGTTTCAGCGCTTACTGACGCTTATGTAAAATTTGCTAATCGAGGGGTTAAGCTTTCGCAGGCAGAACTTATCAAACTCTCAGATATTGCCAACAGTACAGGTAAATCCTTCGATCAATTAGCAGAAGCGACGCTCGATGCATTTACGGGAGAAAACGAAAGGCTCAAGGAGTTTGGCATTACTGCGAAAAAGACAGGTGAAACAACCCAATTTACATTCAAGGGGATCACTACTGAGGTCCAGAATACCCAGGAGGCAATCAGCAAGTATTTATTTGGACTTGCAGAGCTTAACGGTGTACAAGGAACTACAGCGTCAATCAGCGCAACACTCGAAGGAAGGGTAAGTAACCTGGGTGATGCGTTTGACCAGATGTTTTTAAACATTGGGAAAGCTACTACTGGCTTCCTTCCCGATTTAATAGCAGGATTCACAGACTTTATCAACGTACTTGCGCAAGGATTTAAATCAATTGAGCAAATAAAGAAAGAAGCCAATGCTCTTAATCTCTCCGGAGATCTACGGGAAGATATTGACGAAGTAAAGGCGTTGGCTGATCAATACGTTAAGAGTGGACGGACAATAGGAGAAGCCACAGAAAAAGCGGCCAATGATGTTATTAAATCACTGGATAATATTCTTAATGGATGGGAGGTGTTAGGGGCAGAAGAAGAAGCAAATCTCAAAGAAAGGATTGCCAACCTTAGAAAGACTTTCACAGAACAAAAGAAGGCTGTAGATGGAGAAGTTGGGTTGCTTGAGGGGCTCAGGAAGAAATTAAAACAAGCGCAAGAGGACAGGGAGAAAGCCACCACTGTTAAGGATATCAATATTCAAAACAGGAGAATAGAGGGGTATCAGAAGGAGATAGACAGGCTGACAAAAATGGCCAAGGCCGCTGAAAAAGTAGTTATCGTTCTCAGAGAGATGAATTCCCTGGGCTTTGATGAGGGTACTATAAAAGGAATTGATACCGCGACTAAGCTATACGAAAAGATCTACGGGGAGCAAATCAAATCCAATAATGAGGTAGCAGATGTCACAGAAAAGAACTCTGAAAGGTTTATTAAAGGCGTAGACGATCAAATAAACGCTACTGCTAATAAGTACAATCGTGAGCTAGCAGAACAAGCCCGACTTGAGGCAGAAGAGAAAGCAAGATATGAGAGAAGGGTTCAATTGGTTCAAGATTATACTACGGCCGCGCAGGATTTATTTGGTAGCATGGTGGCCTATCAAAATCAACTGGATGATCAGAGAGTTCAAAGATTGACAGCCAACAAAGAAAAAGAAATGGCTGCTGCCGGTAACAATGCCAAGGAAAAGAACAGGTTAGAACTTCTTTATGATGCGAAACTAAAAGAGATAAGAAGAAAGCAAGCGGAGAGGGAAAAGAAACTTGCTTCGTTTAATGCCATTATAAACATTGCGCAAGGTGTTACGAAGGCAATTGCTCAAGGCGGTGTTGCCGGTGTGATCCTTGGGGCTTTGGTAGCTGCTGCCGGTGCGGTCCAACTTGCTGCCATTAATTCTCAACAGGTCCCAGCTTACGCGAAGGGTACCAAGTCTGTCCCGGGCAAAGGCCAAAAGGACACAGAACCGGCCATGCTTACTCCTGGGGAAATGGTTATTCCCGTATCTACTAAAAAGAAGTACAATCCTATTCTGAACGCTATTTTTGATCACAAACTAGATCCGGATATTCTTAACAATATAGCCAGCGGTAAGAGTGGAGGCGCTCAGATTGTAATCAACCAAGACACCAAAGAGCTTGTTGAGCTTCTTAAAAACAGGCCTGAACATCATTCACACCTTACAGAAGATGGGGTTGAATTATACGTGAAGAAAGGAAACAGTAGGACCAAGTATTTAAATAAACGATATTCGGCAAGGTAATGAGGCAGGGGATAGAGTTTAGGTTCATGCTTAGTCACTCCGAGGAAGGAGAGGTTTATATTGATGAGCCTGTTGGATGGAGTGATGTTAAATTCATGCTTAAACGTGAGGAAAAGTATAATTCTATCCTTTTTGAATACTCAACTCCGTTAGAATTCAGGCGCGCAAATAGTCACTATGATGGAGGGGGAGAGTTTATTCTATTCATTGAGAACAAATACGGATCTGATGCTATTGTTTATTTACAGGTTGAAGTATCTGATCATGGAGGCGATTGGGATGTCGTTTACACAGGGAAACTAAACCTTGAAGACCTGTTTGAGACAGAGAAAGGGGTAACATGCCCTTCTGAACAGGACGATTTCTGGACGATATTTAATCAAAGGTCAGATCTTCCAGTTTCATTTAAAGACAATAAGAGCGTTGACGGTGTTTCTCTCCAGGCGTATGATCCTTACACGCTCTCCATGCACTCTAAAGTACTGGTGAAGCAAACAAAGGCTGAAATTGCTCAAGAATTACTTTACCCTCCATCACCTACACATGAATTTACTATTGATTTTGGGGCTCCTGGCTTTCCGAATCCTGGATTAACTGGAATAGGCACACAGCCAGATACTGAGTTTGTCACCCGTACATCTTATATTCAATTTGACTTCTCTGCGGCTACTCCTGATGAGTTAAAAGATTACTGGAAGGTTGCAGGGTCATCCTTAACAGAAGTGCCACCGGAAGTATACACAGCCACAGAAGGGGGATTGCACAGCTTTGATATAAGGATGGACTTTGACGTGTTGATTAGTTCGATGCATACAAGCTCATACACTTCTTTTGCTCAATGCGGGGAAAATGATGGGCTGCTGGATGATATCGAAGTAAAAACCTATTTTATTATAAGGGATGAGTTTGACAACGAAAAATATTCCACTGTAGTCGATTGGGGAAGTTTTGACAGGTGCGGTAGCAAAAGCGCGGTTATAGAAGATGATATTGTTGAGTTTTCGTTGGTTGATTTTGATCTGGATGTCAACGACAAGGTATATTTATATACGGCAGTTACCATGTCGGCCACCTACGACAGACTTTTAACAAATAGTAAGATTCAGTACTTGGTTGGGTACTTAATGCGCGAAGGATCTTATTTTAGAATAAAGGGCAAGACCTTCACGGAACCAAGCACATCACCTGCCTTAAGAATCCACGACGTATTTCAGAACCTTTGTAATAAACTTACCAACCGTGATGATTCATTTTATAGTGAAACGTTCGGATATATTGGCGCTCCTTATCACTCTTACACCGAAAACGGGGTATTTGCCGATTATGTAATTCAAAACGGGTTTAATATTCGAAATTTCCCTTGGGTAGATAGACCGCTTCAGCTGGATTTTAAAACACTTTATGAAAGTATAGATGCTATCATTCCGCTCTCCTTATCACTGGAAGAAATAGATGGAGCGCAGAAGATCAGAATTGAATCGTTGTCCTACGCCTACACAAAAGAAACAGTCCTTAGCCTGACTCATGCTAATAAGATAAAAAGGCACATAGCAAAGGACAAGTTTTACAACCAGGTCAAAATAGGATATGAGAAATCACTTCCAGAAGACATAAACGGTCTTGATGAGTTTTGCACAATACACAATTACACAACCGATCTACGCACGATCGGGAGTACGCTTACCTTAATATCTAAGGTAATTGCTTCCGGTTCTCTAATCGAGGTAACCCGTAGGAATCAGTACAACACGACTTTAACAACTGATACGCAGTACGACAATTCACTTTTTATAGTCGCAACGCTTCACGGTGATCCTACGCAAGCAGAAAGAAATGAATATTTCGACACGGTTAATAATCTTCTTTCACCTGAAACATCTTATAATTTAAGATTGTGGCCGGCTTATAATCTACTTAGGCAGGGGAATAGAATCAATGGCGGATTATTAAAGAAGCTCGGGACTCAATATAAGTTCCAATCAGGAGAGGGTAACTACATTGTCCAGATGGAGCAAAATGTAAGCGAAATTGTTTATCCTGGTTCATACAATGCAGAATTATTAGAGGGGGGAGAGGATATACAATGGGCTTATGCAGACTTGCCCGAAGTAGAACCTTTATGGGCTCCTCATGTTTACGAATTTTCATACCCTCTATCCCTCAGGCAACTCAACCTACTCAAAGCAAACAAGAACAAGTCCATCTTTATCAGTGGCGACCT